ATCACATCGAACGATCAGTACGTTGGCACGGTCACTTCTGTTGGTGGAACTGGCACTGTAAACGGTATCACTCTGAGTGGCACGGTTACGTCTAGCGGCAACCTTACTCTTGGTGGCACTCTTTCTGGTGTGAGTCTATCAACCCAAGTCACTGGCACACTTCCTATTGCCAATGGTGGCACGGGACAGACAACGGCCAATGCTGCGTTTAACGCTCTTGCGCCTAGTCAGTCATCTCAGTCTGGTAAGTATCTGACCACTGATGGCACGAACACATCGTGGGCTACGGTCAATGCTGGTGCATCGATTACTAACGATACAAGCACATCGACCAACCTGTATCCGCTGTTCGCTGCCGCAACTTCTGGTACGCCAACGGTCATTTACACCAGCAATGCCAAGTACCTATATAAGCCGTCCACTGGTGAGTTGCAGGCATCTGCTTCGGTATCGACAAACGGTCTGATAATCAACAGCACAACGGTTGCAGAAAGCTACACGGTTGCATCTGGTCAGAACGCCATGAGCGTAGGGCCAATGACAGTCAACTCTGGCGTGACTGTAACCGTGTCTTCAGGTCAGCGTTGGCTGGTTCTGTAAGGAGAAAAAATGCCATACGGTACGCTTAATGTAGACAAGATTGTCAACGACAACGGAGTGATGTTTGCGGGGCTGTATGGCTTCAAGAACCGTATCATCAATGGCGCGATGATGATCGACCAAAGAAATAACGGGGCAAGCGTGACGTACCCTGGTAGTGGTAGCGTTGGCACTGAACTTTATGTAATTGATCGATGGGCAGGAAATAGCACTGGAAGCACTCGATTTTCAATGCAGCGGTCAACTACTGCACCTGCTGGGTTTACAAACAGCTTGTTGATCACCACGACCACGGCGGGAACGCCTGGCTCTTCTGATTTTTGTTATTTTGTTCAAGGCATAGAGGGATTCAATGTTGCTGACCTTGGATTTGGTACAGCCAATGCACAGGCCGTTACTATCAGTTTTTGGATTCGTTCATCGTTGACTGGAAGTTTTGGTGGGTCAATTTCAAATGGTGCGGCAAATAGACGCTATCCGTTTTCTTTTACCATTAGTACTGCAAACACTTGGGAATACAAGACGATTACCATACCAGGAGATACGACAGGCACTTGGCTCACAGACAATCAGCGAGGCATAAGTTTGGTGTTCAACCTCGGCACTGGTGCAACCAACGAAGGACCGGCTAACTCATGGGCCACGACGGGTATCGCCCCAACTGGCTCTGTTGATCTTGTTGCAACAGCAGGGGCGACATTGAACATCACAGGAGTCCAAGTGGAGCGTGGTTCTACCGCCACATCATTTGATTACAGGCCGTATGGGACTGAGTTGGCACTGTGCCAGAGGTATTTTCTACGACAAGCAGTTTCCGTTGGATCAGTGTACAACGGTAATGGTAGTAATGTTACTCAGGGTTCTTATGTGGCCTTTAAAACTACAATGAGAGCGTCTCCAACAATAACATTTAGCAATATATCTGCTTCCAACACAAACTCTGATAGTTCTTTTTTTATAACTGAGGATGGTTTTTTCTATTCTGTCAATATACTTGCCACAGGAAATTACAGTCGTCAAAGCACAGCATCAATTGCCATAGAGTTATAAATTATGTACCAATTAACCCTCATGGAAAATCAAGTGAAGCGCGTTGCGGATAGCGCCTTTATACCCTTCGACCCGGCAAACACGGACTATCAGAAATACCTGAAATGGCTCGCCGAAGGCAACCAGCCACTGCCTGCTGAGGAGCAATCATGACGCTGATTCTGAGCGGTACTGACGGCCTGTCTGATGTAGACGGCTCTGCGTCTACTCCTGCCATCAGGGGCACTGATGCCAACACAGGCATTTACTTTCCAGGAGCCGACAGGATTGGCTTTGCCGAGGGCGGCGTTCAGGTTGGTGAGTTTGATGCCTCTGGCAACTTCCAGTTCAACTCTGGCTATGGTTCTACGGCTGTCGCCTACGGCTGCCGCGCTTGGGTAAACTTTAACGGCACAGGAACGGTTGCTATTCGTGCGAGTGGTAACGTCACCAGCATTACGGATAACGGGACTGGTGACTACACGGTGAACTTTACAACAGCGATGCCAGATTCTAATTATTCTGTATCAGGTTCAATGTCTTGGGATACTGCTGGCTGGGGTAATCTTTTTGGCTTAGATTCTGGAACAATGTCTACAACACAAGTTAGAGTTAGATCAACAAATAAAGGAACTGCTGATTTCACGTTAAGAGATGCTCTCGTTGCTTGCGTAGAAATATTTCGATAAAAAGGATCATCCATGCCAAGCATAATCAATAGCGATGATGGTGTTGTATCAGGCTCCTCTGGTCTAAAGACTACAGGAGGCAATGATGGCATCACCAACTTCCAACAAAACGGCACTACACAGGCAACCATCACTGCTGCTGGGTTATTCCAGTTCAACTCTGGTTACGGCTCTGTTGCTACAGCTTACGGTTGCCGTGCCTGGGTCAACTTCAACGGCACCGGCACTGTTGCGATTCGTGCGTCTGGAAACGTGACGAGCATCACGGATAATGGGACGGGGAGCTACACAGTCAACTTCACCACGGCGATGCCGGATGCGAATTATGCTTTTGTTGCAACTAGCGATTATGGAATAGCTAACTCTTTTACAGCCACTGCTCCAACAACAACCGCAGCTAGACTTGGTACATTTAACACAACAAATGCGAATAATGTAGACCTTGCACAGATTGCTGTCGCTATCTTCCGTTAAGGACCAACCATGAACCAACGCATCATTTACCCCAACGACGACGGCGGCGTGTCCATCATCGTGCCTGCTGCCGAGTGCGGCCTGACGATTGAAGAGATCGCGGCCAAGGACGTGCCTGCTGGCAAGCCCTACAAGATCGTGGATGCCTCTGACATTCCAACTGACCGCACGTTCCGCAACGCATGGGAGTTCGCATGATCCAGATCAACATGACAAAAGCAAAGGCTATTGCTCACGATGCTCGTCGTGCTGCTCGTTCCGTTGAGTTTGAGCCGCATGACGCAATCATCATGAAGCAGATCCCTGGCGCTGACTCTTCAGCAGCAGAAGCCGCTCGTCAAGCCATTCGTGACAAGTACGCTGTTCTCCAGGCTCATATGGATGCAGCGCAGACTCCTGAGCAACTCAAAGCCCTCATGCCATAGGAGTAGGACATGGAGCCGACTGAAATCGACCCCATCAAGTACGGTGTACTTTGGGAACGTGTCCAGAACATGGACAAGAAGATCGACAAAATGGAAGGTCAGATCGAGGAACTGCTAGCCTTGGCAAACAAGGGCAAAGGCGGTTTCTGGATGGGAATGACTATTGCCAGTTCAGTCGGTGCTGCTGTAGCATGGATAGCAGGACACTTTAAAGGCGGCTGAAATGATTGATCCCATAACCGCACTCGCAGCCATCTCATCAGCCGTTGAGCTTGTTAAAAAAGTGTCTGCAACCGTTGACGATGTGACATCGCTCGGGCCGGTGTTGGGTAAGTATTTTGATGCCAAAGCTGATGCTATCGAAGTTGTCCAAAAGTCTCAGCGTGGTGAATTTAAGGGCAGCGCATTGGGCAAGGCTTTGGAGCTAGAGATGGCTCTTGAGCAAGCCCGTGAGTTTGAAGAGCAGGTAAAAATGCTGTTCTTTCAGTCCAACAAAATGGACGTTTGGATGCGTATTGCAGCCAGGGCGCAAAGGATTGAAGCAGACGCGGCACACGCTGCTAGGCGTAAAAAAGAGGCTGACAAGCGCAAAAAAGAGGAAATGGACGAGCTTTTCATCATCATTGTTGGCCTGTTAGTCGCCTTGGGATCGATTGCAGCCGTTATTTGGGCACTTCTTGAAGGGATGAATCCGTGACTCCAGAGCTACAAAGGTACTACGAAGACAGGTTTGACCTGTTGTCGCAGCCTGGATGGGCCGATTTGATGGAAGATGTTGACAATATGTTGGCATCTATGAACAATGTAAGTAGTATCCCTGACGAAAAGGCTTTACAATTTCGTAAAGGTGAGATTTCCATTCTTACTTGGCTAAAAACCTTAAAAAAGGTCAGCGAAGACGCATACGAGGACTTGAATGCGAAGAATGTATGAATTTGTCTGCGAATGTGGACAGCGCACTGAGAAGCTAGTTGGTTATGAGACAGCTACTGTTCAGTGTGGGTGTGGTGGCATCGCCCATCGCATCATGAGTGCTCCTAAATTCAAACTTGAAGGATGGTCTGGTGCTTTTCCGAGCGAACATGGTCGGTTTGAGCGCAAGCATATCGAAAAGTTGAACGCGGAGCGCAAAGCCAACTCATAAGTCATTGGACCGAGTTGAATCTCCTACAACCATTTTTGGCAGGAAAAAACATGCTGATTGACAAAGAACCTGACGAGCTAGGCGAACTGGAAATTGAGGAGTCGAAGTCCGGACTCCCTGAGAAATACAGGGATAAAAGTTTGGAGGACATTATTCGGATGCACCAAGAGGCTGAAAAGCTGATTGGTAAACAGGCCCAAGAGGTCGGTGAAGTCCGAAAACTTGCAGATGAGCTTATAAAGCAGAACATCAGTTCTAAGCAACCAGCAAAACAGGAAGAACCTGAAGTAGACTTCTTTGAGAATCCTCAAAAGGCGGTTCAGGCAACCATAGAGAAGCATCCTGATGTCCTCGCTGCCCGTCAGGCCAGCATGGAGTTCAAGAGGCTGCAGATTCAGCAGAAGCTGACGCAAGAGCATCCCGACTACACACAAGTGGTTGGCGACTCGGAGTTCCAGAACTGGGTGAAGGGTTCATCCGTTCGTTTGGCGCTCTACGCGAAGGCCGATTCTGAGTTTGACTATGACTCTGCCAACGAACTGTTGTCGACCTTCAAGCAACTGCGCGGGGTGAAGTCCAAGCAAGCAGAGCAGGCAAGCGATGCAAGCAGGGCTAAATCAATGAAAGCCGCACAAGTTGATGTTGGTGGATCTGGAGAGAGTTCTAAGAGGGTTTATAGACGTGCCGACCTGATTCGGCTAAAAATGACGGACCCTGCTAGGTATGAGGCTTTGAGTGACGAGATCATGCAAGCCTATTCCGAGGGGCGAGTCAAGTAAACAACCTTTGTTTCTTGGAGATTTAACATGCCTAATACCGCATTTGCACCCAATAACGCCGTAACCACCACCTCTGCAGCAAACTTCATCCCCGAAATTTGGAGTGATGAAATTGTTGCCGCCTTTAAAAAGAACCTCGTTCTGGCCAATCTGGTCAAGCGTATGTCTTTCAAAGGCAAGAAGGGTGACAACATTAACATCCCGTCCCCCGCTCGTGGCACCGCCAACGCTAAGGTGGCTACCGATGCCGTTACTCTGATCGCAGAGAGCGACACCAACATTCAAGTGCTGATCAACAAGCACTTTGAGTACAGCCGCTTGATCGAGGACATCGTTGAAGTGCAAGCCCTGACCAGCCTGCGCGCTTTCTACACGGAAGACGCTGGTTACGCTCTGGCTCGTCGCATGGACACGGATCTGGTTCAGCTTGGTCGTGCATTCAATGGCGCAACCATTGGCACTAACGACTACGCCACCAGCAACACCTCGACCAAGGCGTTCATCGGCTCTGATGGCACGACTGCTTACAACAGCACCTCGTCCAACGCTGCCGCTCTGACTGATGCTGCTATCCGTCGCACGATTCAGCGCCTGGATGACAACGACGTTCCTATGGACGGCCGTTTCTTCCTGATCCCCCCGTCGAGCCGCAACACCCTGATGGGTCTGGCCCGTTACACCGAGCAGGCATTCGTTGGCAACGGCGATGCTATCCGCAACGGTGAGATCGGCCAACTGTACGGCATGGCAGTGTTTTCTTCGTCGAACGCTGACACTGGTGCTGGTAACTCTGGCGCTGACCGTATCTGCCTGATGGGCCACCGCGATGCGATGGTGCTGGTTGAGCAGCTTGGCATCCGTTCGCAGACTCAGTACAAGCAAGAGTACCTGGGCACCCTGTTCACCGCTGACACGATCTACGGTGTGAAGGCTCTGCGTACCAACGCTACGAGCACTGCTGCTGACGCTTCCGCTGCTTTTGCCCTGGCTGTCCCGGCCTAATTGCAGTTGTCCCCTCCCCTTCGGGGGAGGGATCTTTTTCTTATAGGAGATTGAAATGGCTGCTGCAACCGCTGTTATTTCCCGCCGTGGAAATGACCAATTCCGAGGCTTGTTCTCGGACACCTGGGAAGTGCAATGTACTCTTGACGCTGGCGCAGTTTCGGCTGGTGCTACCGACACGGATACTGTTGCTGTTCCAGGTGTGGCACTGGGTGATATGGTTATCGGTTTTTCGCATGGTGTTAGCGAAGCTGGTCTGGTCAAACGGGCCTACGTTTCTGCTGCTGGCACGGTGACTATCGTTACCTACAACCCGACTGCCGGTTCTGTGAATCTGGCTGGAACCACTGTTACGCTCATTATCGGACGCGCTGTGTAAGGACAGGGGGCCACAAGCCCCCTGTTTTCTCTGGAGATGTAAATGGCTACCTATCGTTGTTTGGCAAGTGGCAATACGGTTTCGTTCACTTACACGCACGACATTGAGTCCATGAAAGGTCACGCTGGCTACATCCAGATTGATGAGCCAGAGCCTCAACAGGAAGAAAGCCGTCCTCTTCCTATGACCGCCCCTGTGGTTGCCAAAAAGCCAGGACGACCACCTAAACAGCCAAAGGCCACCTAACATGGGTATGCTGTCAGGGGTTGTGTGCCCTATCGCCACACAAGATGTCCACATAAATCTGAAGAACCGCAATCATGCGTTCAAGGACTACGGATATGGGCCTCCTAACCCTGATGAGCCTAATACAGCCTTCTGGTTGAAGAAGGCAAAGATGTACAACGCGCCCACTGACTCGATCAAGGGGATGCGTTGTGGTAATTGCGCGGCCTTCATTCAAACGCCAAAAATGATGCAGTGCATTGTTGGCGGTCTGGAAAAAGACGAGAATGAGGGCGAGTTGTCTTACGATGAGGAATTCGTTGCAGCGGCTGATCTTGGCTATTGCGACTTGTTCCAGTTCACTTGTGCAGCGGCCCGCACGTGTGATGCTTGGAAATCTGGTGGGCCTATCACAAAGGATTGATCATGTACGGCAAGATGTCTGCTCCCAAAATGGGTAAAAAAGAGTCCAAATCTTCTGGCGCTAAGAAGGTTATGCCTGTGGCCATCATGGTTGCTGTTGGCAAGCCTAAGCCGCTGCCCAAGCGTGGCCAACGTGCCATGACCAACAACATGACTCGGGGCAAAAAATAATGTCTACCTTTCAGCTTGACCCAAACAACGTGCCAATGGGTGTGGCATCCTTGGGTGCCACGCAGATTTTTACCGTCACCAACTCCAGCGTTCAATCGACCGCATTTGGGGCCAACACCACGATGATTCGGGTGGCTTGTTCGTCTGGCCATTGCCATATTTCGATTGGTGCAAACCCAACTGCGAATGTGACAACATCGGCAATGATCGTCAATAATTTTCCCGAGATCATTCGGGTCAGCCCAGGTCAAAAGATCGCGGTTATTAAAGATGCTACGGTTGCTTCGGCAACGCTTTCCGTGACGGAGTTGATATGAAAACCAAGGCTGAGAAGAAGATCAGCAAGGTTATGCGGGAGTACAAGGCTGGAAAGCTGCACTCTGGGTCGAAGAAAGGCCCAGAAGTGACCTCTCGCAAGCAAGCCATTGCGATTGCACTGTCTGAGGCCGGGAAATCCCGGAAGAAGAAGTGAAAGAGGTCTGGGACAAAAAGCGTCCAAAAGCCTTGGGCGCTCCTAAACCTCTGACTCCTGCTAAAAAGGCTGCTGCAAAAAAGATGGCTAAGGCTGCTGGTCGGCCTTATCCTAATCTGATTGACAATATTCGTGCGGCGAGGAAGAAATGAAGACTGCTGCCTGGACTCGAAAAGAGGGTAAAAATCCTGCTGGAGGGCTTAACGCCAAAGGCAGAAAGTCCTATAATGAGTCTACAGGCGGGGATCTCAAACCTCCCGTCAAATCAGGCGACAACCCGCGACGGGCCTCCTTCCTAGCGCGTATGGGCAATATGCCCGGGCCTGAGTACAAGAATGGCGAACCCACTCGTCTTCTTCTGTCCCTCCGAGCCTGGGGCGCATCGTCCAAAGCAGATGCAAGGTCGAAAGCTAAGGCGATCTCAGCGAGGAACAAAAAGTGAGGCCACTCTCGGTTGGTAGAAATCTAACTGCTGCTACAACTACAACGTTGTACACAGTGCCAACCGGCTATTACGCTAGGTGTGTCCTTTTGCACGCATCGAATAATGGAACCTCAAACAAGCACATAAGTTTTAGCTGGTATGACTCAAGTGCCGCTGCCACCATCCCGATCACGACTGAGTTCACACTTTCTGCTAAATCAACGCTCGCTGAGATTGATGTCAACCAATACTTTGTCTTAGAAGAGGGTGACTACATCACTACGATTTCAGAATCTGGTTCGACTATTTCTGTGATCGCCACGTTTGAAGAGATAGGATTGACACGGCAATGACCTACCTAGAACTCATCAATGATGTGCTGATTAGGCTGCGGGAGACTACCGTATCTACCAGCACGGAAACGACCTACTCCACACTGGTTGGCAAATTCGTCAACGATGCCAAGCGCCAGATCGAGGATTCCTACGCCTGGAACGTGTTGGGACAGACTCTGACGTTCAATACCGTTGGCGGGACTTACATCTACTCGATGACTGGTGCTGGTCAGAAGTTTCAGGTGATGGACGCACTCAACGTAACGTCCAATGTTGGACTGCGGAACATCAGTTTTGTAGAGATGAATCGTCTGCAAAACTTCTCAACTCCGCTCTCTGGCATCCCAGAGGCTTACACATTTGATGGTGTTGATGGCAATGGCGACACGAAAGTAGTTCTATTTGGTCGGCCAGATGGTGTCTACACAATGAACTTCAGCCTGACAGTGCCGCAGGCTACGCTGTCGTCGGACAGTACATCTGTACTGGTTCCAGACGTTCTGGTGGTACAGAATGCCTATGCTCGTGCCCTGGTGGAGCGCGGGGAAGATGGTGGGTTAGCTTCATC